AGCATCAAACCAAAAATCAATACACTTACCAATCCTCAACAAATGGGGTTGATGATTAGGAGTAACTCTTTGCGTATTATTCATCACTGCATTACCAGCAGCATCAGATACAGAACCTCTCAACCTAACATGAACGAGTGCTTTGAATCTCATTTTTTAGTAGTGTTGCTACGTGTACGATTAATAATACTAATGAACTTATCTCCAGCAAATGTACCACCAAGGCAGACATCTATCTCATCACCATCTTTCCAATTAACCTCACCGTTCATTTTAGTGTGTTGCATTAGGACAGCAATCTTGTCAATAACTTCTTGTGTTAGTCTCATTCTTGAATTTCATCCAATCTTAATGGTTGAGTTTCTGTGGGAACCCATTGATTGTTTTCCCACTTGTATCCTGTACGTCCAAGATACTCCACCTCTTGTTCCCATTCAATAAGAGCCTCTTTAACAATTCCTTTAATCCACTTTCTAATCATTATCCAAAAATAGAGTCAGGTTCTAGTGCAATGTAATACTTAAGATCAGTATTCTTATTAGTAAATTCTGCAAGAAGTTTACTGGAGATTACAACATCATAAGCGCCAGGAATAATCTTAATATTCTCTACCTTAAAGTTAAAGGCAAACTCAAGATCAGTCTCACCAACTTCTTCACTAAACTCGTGAGAAGTATCGTTCTTCTTATCACGTACCACCAATTCTATCTTACCATTTCTACCAATAGCTGACAAGTCAGGAACCTGATAGATTGATGCAGCCTTAAGTAACTTATCTAACTGTTGAGTTGCAACAGTGAAACAGACATCTCTGGTAGGTAATGTAATCTCCTTTTCTGGTGGAGAAACGATGACATCAGGATCAGCAAAGAAATACTTAGCTCTACGACGGCCATCACGGATTGTAAGGTACGATTCACCAAAATCTAAGTCTGGTGCATCATAAAGACTAAGACCACTTAGAAACTGATTAAGATCATATATGGCAAAGTCCTTTTCAAACTCTTCCTCAACCTCAGCCTCTGCAAGAATATTTTTCATTACAGAAATGGTCTTTAACTTATTACCTTCTTTGATCAATATAGATTGATTGATCTGAGAGAAGTTCTTAAGAATATTGGTTGTGTTATTAGAAAGTTTCATAGCCACGTTGGATTTCATTGTCATGTGTTTGTCCACTAAAATAGTATAATAGTAGGCAATAGTGCATTGCCTTTAGTATATCACGTTTGGCCTGACCTTTCTTTTCATATCTACTCAAATACTTAATTGCATTTGATCTACAGAAAGAAGGAGCATCACCAACAGATTCAATAAGATCTAGAGTTTGAACATTAGAACCTTTAGTAGTGTAATGTCCATTATATGTTGAAGTAACATATTCTTGAAGATCTTTAATTCCTTTATCTTCTTCGTATTTTTTATAATCTGGTTTATTAATAGATAATTCCTGCATAGGTTTTGCCTGATCAACCTTCGTATTTATCTTTATATCCTCTGTAAAAGGATTTTTTGCATTAGGATCATTACGAGTATAATCATACCAGTATTCTGAATGTTCATATCCATCAGTAGTACTAATACCACCATCAGGATCTGGCACAGGTATTGTTGGAGGCCAAGGACTACCAGGCGTCCACTCAAATCCACCAGACTTTGCAATTGCATCTAGATCCATATCTAGTTGTTCCTCTTTAATAGGATAAGTTTCATTCATAGTTCCGTTAAGTTCCTCCCATGCAAGACTCCATGCATTAACCATATTCAAATAGAAAATCGTTTACAAGACTCTCTGCTTTTTCTTTTCCAAACTTACCTTTAAGGAATCCACTTACTGGATCAAGTCTAGTCATGTAAGCATCGAAGTCTTTATATACACTGGTATCGAGTCCAGTGGGTTTCTCATATTCTACCATATCTTTAAATTTAGTCAAGTACTCTTTAAATGTAGATAGATAAGCATTAACTTCTTCCATCTTACAATACCTAACAAAGATATTATCGGAGAAGTGATTACCCTTTTCAAAGAAACGATAATCCTCTGTTGCTACTGGTAAACCTTCTACCGAATAAGGATAGTTCTCTTTAGGATGTTGAAAATCAAATACTATTATAACTCTCTTCTCATTGAAAGCCATTAAATCCATACCAAAACATGGAAGGTTACTTCCAGTCTTTGGATATGCTATACAGTTAAAGATATCAACACCCTTACCATCTCTAATATCCACCTGCCTTGATTTAAGAAAATGTGGATGTGAATGTGTGATGGCATTGAGATGGGTTCCTTTACCTTCCCAACTGGCCCACAGACCTTCTATCTTCATAGGTAGAATTGATCTGTAGGCACTTATATAATCTTGCCAAATAGTCATACTTCTTCAATAGGATTTAATTCAAAATCAGCATCTACTTTATCATATAATTCTAAGAAAGACTGTTTTGTCTCATCATCAAATCTGTTTATACAAACTTTAATTGCCTTTGCTTTATCATTAAAGATTGAGAAAGCACGAACAATGTGAACCAATCTACGAGTACTAATAATATCCTCAACACCACCATCATAGAAAGTCTTACGTATGATATCTGCCCAATCAGTTAATTTTTGACAGAACTTAGGATCATTTACACCAACAGTATCAGCAATATTCATAAGAATCTTCTGTTCTGTTTTAGGTGCAGGATAATCTTGTTCAAATGTTACTGGGAATCGTTCAAGGAAGGCTTCGTTAAGCACGTTAGTTCCAATAAATCTCCCATCATCTGAACCTTTACCTTTAGTATTTGCTGTTGCGATAATGTTGAATCCTGATCTTGGTTTAATGTATTTTCCAATCTTTTTAAGGAAAACACCAGTTCCTTCAAGGATTGACTGAAGGCAGAGGATTTTGTTTGAGGCGAGGTCGATTTCGTCAAGGAGCAAGACAGCTCCTCGTTCGAGAGCTTCAATGACTGGGCCATTGTGCCAGACTGTGGCACCATTAACAAGACGGAAACCGCCAATAAGATCATCTTCATCTGTTTCAATAGTAATGTTTACACGAATTAATTCTCTACCAAGTTGAGCACAAGCTTGTTCTACACCAAAGGTTTTACCATTACCTGATAGACCAGTAATAAAAGTAGGATAGAACTGTTTAGACTTAATTATACTTTTAACGTCATTGAATGAACCAAACTTAACAAAAGTGTCATCTTTTTCAGGTACAATATTTCTTTCCTCAACAGGTTCAGCTGATGGAGCAGTAACAGTCTTCTCAAATTGTTTACGTGCTTCAGTCACAGTTAAATTCCATTTCCCACGACTTACCTTATATTCTTTCAAATATCTTTTACAAAAATAAGTGTAACTAGCAATACCATTAGATGCACAATATCCACGTACATCCGCTGTTGTAATACTGTCTCCGAAAAGATCCCTTAAAGAATCTATAATAGTGTTAGAATCCACTTTAGCGGTAAAGGTCATAGGTCATTCATTTGTATGTATACATTATAATTCAAAAATTACAAATCTAGTGGATTAATGGACAGTTTCTAAATTGGCCTCTGGTTGTAATCTCATTATAAGTTTAAATGTTCTCATATGTGGTCTGCCTTTCCATCCATACCACTTAGAGATCTTACCGTTATCATAAGGCGGTTCTTTACCAATAGAATAATATTGATCAGAAGTCATATCAACTTCATAACCAGTTTCCCTATCTCTTAACCACCAATGTTTATCATCTCTCCAATCAGTACCACACATTATATCTAATGTATTAGTATCTAAAAGGTAAAACATAGCCTGAGTTGTATGATAACAATGACCATACATTGGATTATTTTTATTCTCTTCTCTATATTTCTTTGTTATTAAATCAGGAGTAAGACACTCTTCCAATTTAGTACTACAAAAAGAAAGAGACGACAAACTATAAGGTATACGATTGTAATGTAATTTTACAGTGTTTATTATTTTCCATTCATCATTTATTTTTTCGTATGAATGTCTTTCAATCGTGGTCACGGTCTTCTATTTTATCAGGACATAATAAAGCACCTGCAAGTTCTCTTGCATGTAAATTTTTCTCACATAATTTATTCATCCAGATCCTCTCTTTTAAAGAAACTGGTACACCGTCGTTAGTGATCATGCGACAGCATATATCAGTAAGTTCCAACCTGTATCTCGTGCTTAACATGTTCAATTGCTCTTGGTAAAATGTAATATTCACGGCGTTGAATAGCTTTAGTTAAAGATTTAATATCGTCATCAGGCAGAATAGGAACTTCTTGTTGAAGTATTATCTCTCCACCATCCAACTCTTCATTTACATAATGAACAGTGCATCCAGTAACTTTATCACCAGATTCCATTGCCTGTTCAATTGCATGTAATCCTTTATATTTAGGAAGCAAAGAGGGATGTAGATTTATAATTCTCTTTGGAAATGCATCTATTAAGTTAGGAGATACAATCCTCATCCATCCTGCAAGTACAACTAAATCAACATTCCATGCCTTTAATAATTTAATAATATTATCTTCTTCTTTACTATCAATATGACAATGAGGTATTCCTAATTTATCAGCTCTCTTAGCAGCACCACATTTCTTTTTGTTGTGAATCATAATCACAACT